TCACTTTCTAAAGCACTTAGACCTAAGGCAGACAACTAATGCAACATTTTTATGATGGACAAATAAGACGATATATTACACAAATGATCCGTCTTATGAGTAATTTTAGTTACAAAGATGGTAGCGGTAAATTGACACAAATACCTGTGATGTATGGTGATCTGACACGTCAAGTATCAAGCATTATACGTGATAATTCAGAAAACAAAATACCAAGTGCACCTCGTATGGCTGTTTATGTGACAGGGCTTGAAATGGATAGAACACGTACAAGTGACTCAAGTTATGTAAACAAATTAAATATTCGTGAACGTGCATACGATAAGGATGGACAAGAATATCTAAATTTTCAAGGAAAAAATTTTACAGTAGAACGTCTTATGCCTACACCTTATACTTTAACAATGAATGTCGATATATGGAGTACAAATACAGATCAAAAATTACAAATAATGGAACAAATATTAGTATTGTTCAATCCAAGTTTGGAAATACAAACTACTGATAATTATATAGATTGGACAAGTTTAAGTGTTGTAAACTTAGAAAGTATGACATTTAGTTCACGTTCTATACCTGTGGGCGTAGATTCAGAAATTGATGTTGCAAATATGACATTTAGCACACCTATATACATTTCTCCTCCTGTCAAAGTAAAACGTTTAGGAGTTGTTGCTAGTATTATCACAAGTATATTTGACGAATCAAAAGGAGATATTGAACTTGGTTTAAGTGGCCCGGATCTAAATAGATTTGACGACAGTATTAAAGTTGGAACAGTATCAGAAGGAAACGATACTGACAGAGATGTAAACACAGATGTAGAAGATACTGTCGTTACTACAACACATAGAAATTATGGTGCTTTTGTTGACGGAAATACTGTGCAACTTGTTCACAGAGGCACAGTCGGTGGACAACTTTGGGACGATTTAATACAAGCACACCCTGGACAATACCAAGCAGATATTAGCAGAATACATTTTACTAAGCTAGATACAGATTCTACAATAACAGGAACTTTTGGAATAAACGAACTTAATCCAAGACAACTAATTGTAAATTGGGATACTGATAGCTTTCCAAGTAACACAGTAATTACAGGACCTGCTAGAGATACAAATAGCTTTACATCAATTGATTTTATAATAGATCCAACTTCGTTTAATCCTAAAGACGTAAAAGCAAATGGAGTAAGAATACTACTACTTTCTGACATAGGTAGTGTAGTCAATACAGACGGTCCAGATGCATGGAAAGCGACTAACGGAGAAGATCTTGTTGCAAGTGCAAATGATATAATAGAATGGACTGGATCTAAGTGGCAAGTAATATTTGATGCATCAGAAACATCAACAATAACCTATATTACTAATTTGAATACCAATATTCAATATAGATGGGACGGAACAGATTGGCTTAAGAGTGTTGATGGTTTATATCCAAGAGGTACATGGAGACTTAACCTAGAAGGCTAACTATTTGTATGAAAGAAATAGTTTGCAGTGGTGCAATAATTTACACTTTAAACACCCAAAGATTTTTATTTTTACACAGAACTAACGGCAAGACTAACCGCACTTGGGGCCTTGTTGGTGGTACTAATGAAGGAGCTGAAACTCCTTGGGAAGGCTTACAACGTGAAATTAACGAAGAAATAGGGGATATTGAAATTAAAAAAACAATTCCTTTAGAAACTTTTGTTAGTAATGATAAAAAATTTAAATTTCATACATACCTTTGTGTAGTTGCTAATGAATTTATTCCTAATCTTAATAAAGAACATAATGGATATGCTTGGTGTGCATTCAATTGTTGGCCAAAACCTTTACATAATGGATTAAAAAATACACTTACAAACAAAGTAAACTTAGGCAAATTAGAAACAGTGTTTAAAGTTGTTGATTTAATGGAGTTATAATGAGTGATAGTATGATAGAAACATCTTATGGAATGGATTTGTTATGGGCAAGTCATAAAGATTACGCTTGTAAAATTTTAGTATTTAATAAAGCGAATAGTAGAACTAGTATGTACTTCAACAAAAATAAAGATAAAACCTGGTTTTGTAATGCAGGAAAATTTAAGCTCAGATATATTGATATAAAAGATGGCCGTATGTATGAAGCAGAATTAGAAGAAGGCAAAGTTTTTAATGTACCGCCGTTAATGCCTGCACAATTAGAAGCTTTACAAGATAATTCAAGCATGACTGAAGCAAGTAATGGACATGATGAATATGATATATATCATGTGATACCAGCAGATAAATGGGAGCAAGATGGACAAGTCACCAGCAAAAATATTGTATGATATAGAAAAATTAGATGAATTAGAAAAACATTTATCAAAAAACTTAATGGAAGCAGATGGTAAAACACATGAAAAAGAATACAGACCATTTTGGATAAATTATAGAGGTGATATACCTAAGTGTTTAATGGTGATAAGAGAGTTTAAGGATTTACTTAATAAATTAGAGACAAATAATGGAAAAATTTAATCTATCTACACAGCCTAAATTTGTAAATGAGTGGAAAAAATTTACTGCTGGATTAAAACAAGTTGAGAATGAAGAATATGCATATCAAATCAACATTTTAATGGAAGAACTTAAAGATCTTGTAGCAAAAATTGATGTTGGTCATGATGCTGATTTTAATGGGTATATTAATCCCCATGGATTAGTTGAAACTAGGCATAAAATACAAGAAGTACGCCATCAAATATTTCAAAAATTCCAAGAAATGGGCATTACAGTGCGTTAAATGCCTTAACTGTGATTGTTCCTACCATTGAAGAATGACTTCCACACTGATATCTCCAATTTCCGCTTATTCCAAACGGTACATGCCAGTACAATGTGCCAGATGTTTTATCTTGTGCATTTGATCCTGTTGATTTTGTTCCTGTGGTAGTGTAATGTACTAGTCCTGTATCATATTGTGTACCAGTATTATCTTGTATTTGAAAAGGATGGCTACCTAATGTTGCACTGTTTAAATTAAATGCAATGGTAGTACCTGTGATACAATAAATTGTTGGATTTAAAGTACTATAATGACTATTGAATCTATATCCGTTTGTTCCGTCAGCACTTACTTCTAACATTACAATAGCAGGCTCTGCTATTTCGTCAATGGTTAACCCTGCGTTAGAAACATCATTTAGATCATCAAAATCTGTTGCACCACTTGTAGCATTACTATTAATAGTAATTTGTTTTGCTCCTGTGTCTACAGAAAAAGTGACATTAGAACCAGGAGTAAGTATTAAAGTATCAGTTGAACTGGCAGCCACTATATTATTGCCGTCTGCGGCTATTGTTGAGAAACTATTTGAGGCTGCACCACCTCCGCTTGCGGCAATAGTAACTATACCGTTTGATACTTGCACACTTGCACCGCCAGAACCTTGGAATTGTAATGTACTACCTACAGGAATCGCACTACCTGTACTATCATCCCCAACAAAAATTATAGAATCGTCCCTATCTATAATTTGATTGCTTGTTATGTTAAGTGCAGATTGGTGTTGTACTACACTACTCTCGGTGATATATTGATTAGGAACATTTGCCCAAACTACTGCGGATGAAAGATCGTTAACTTCGGCAGTTATAGCTCCTAATCCTGCAGCTGTTGGTGGTGTATATCTAAATACTCCAGTAGTGTTGTCATAACTAATTGCACCATTGCCGCTTGCTACAAGTTCGTTACCTACACTAAAACTTGATAATGTTGCAACAGTGGGTGTGTTAGTAAAATTACCATAATCTAAGTAATAAGATCCATCAAATCCGTCTAATGTATCAGCATCAGTGCCAGCTCCTCCTGTAGTTGCGTCAACTCCAGGTGCCCATTTTGTACCGTTCCATTTTAAAACTTGCCCTGTTGTAGGTGCAACTGTTGTTGTATCTACGTCACTTAGAAAATCAACACTAAAAGAACTTAAATTAATTGTTACATCAGAAGTGTCAGTTGCTATAGCTGTTGCTATGTTAGTACCACCTAGAACGTTCAAAGTATCTTCACCTGATGCAATAGTTTGACCGTCATCACTGACTATTGTTTTAAATGTATCTCCGCTTCCTCCACCACTTCCTAAGTCATCATGATTTGCAAGTCTTATCCAAGCACCAGCATGTGCATAATATGCAGCACCTGTGGCATGTACATGAGCAAACATACCATGGTATGTAGTTGCAGATGGTAAATCAACAAGGTTATCATAAACATTTGCAA